TGCTACTTCATATTGCAGGTCTCTAATCTTATTATTGATTAACCACCTGATAAAAGCCGATTCGGGGCCAGCAAACTGTGCCAGTAAGTCCTGATAATCTCGTATCTTCTGCTCTTCTTCCCAACCCCCAAGAGATGCCAGGGAAATACATCGTGGATCTCCCCGTGAAGAAAAATTAAATAGTTCAGGGTAAAGTTCCATATAACGCTTCGACCCTAAACTCGCAAGTTGAAATGAAGTTGCTGCCTTTACTTGCTCTCTGGTTAAATTACCGCTACGAACTAAATCTGCTTGCTGCTGCCAGTCTGTATCAGCCATTTCTACTCCTCTGTTCCATTCTATAGAGCCATTGGTTTACCGATTCTATCCCATGCTTCTGGACTAAATCATAAAGCTGTGCTTCATTAAGGTTTTTATACATATCCATCTGGTCTTTTGCAGTAGCCTTTCTCTGCCCATAGGGTTCGGTAACAGCATCTTTCATGTGGGCATCAAATCTTTTTAATGCCTGATAGGTTCGTTCCATTACATCGGTCATTATGTTCATAATCTAGCCCCTATTTCCTGCTCTTGACGTGTCGGCATTGGTATAACCCCTTCCTGTGTTCCCCTCCTACCCCCAGGCGGTAGATTTATCCCCTCGCCTACCTGAAGGGGGGGATTGCCTTTTACCCCCATTTTCTCAGCCTGCTCAAGCTGTTCAAGCTCCATGTCCATACCCAATCTTTTCATGGCATCCCTCATGGCAACTGCCAGCAGTTCTGGTTGTTTTAACGCCAATTCAGCAAGTATCCTGGCCATTTCATCATGGGCTTCCTTAGAGGACATATCAAAGTATTCCTGCAACATAGTTTCCTGGCTGATTGCACCACCCTGCCAGTAAGCCTTTCCAAGCCCTTTTCTCATTTCGTTAGCCTCTGGCGGTTCTGCCAGAAGTTGCACATCACAATCGTAATGCCCGCCAAAATCCCCTGGCTTGATAGTAACATGGGACTTGCTATCCTTCGAGCTGAAATTCCTTAACTGGATTTCGGATTTATAAACATTCTCAAATATACTAGCCCCCATGCCCATTGCTACGCCCAGGGCGTCTTCTATATTCTTGAAGGCATCCTTATAAACTGATTTAGCGGTAAGCATTAAATCTTCCTGATGCTGTCCGCTATACACACCTGTAGGTCTTATACCACTTAATACAGTGGGGGGGTTGGAATAATCTCTTAACATCATCTGCTGGGTAAACAATGCAGCAGGCGGCTCTTCGCCCTTTTCTATGTCAGTTTCCAGTTGCCCTATGACCTCATAGATAAACTTCTCAGGGTCGGTAGGGAATTTGCCGTCTGGATAAAGTTGCTTGAGTGCTTGCTCTAACCCTACAGCACTTTCACCCCTCAGTTTGCGGTGAGGCCACGCATATCTCCCTATAATAGCGTCTGTCTGAGAGAGATTTCTAACCTCCATTATGAACATATCCCTCAAAGGCCACAATATAGAACGATATTGATATTCAGGCTTGCCTTCGTAATGCTCGTCGCCAAATCCTGCATCTATATGCACATAAGGGCAAAAATTGAAGATATTCTTCTGGACTTCAGGAGTCAGGACAGGTATATCATCCAGAAGAAAACACCTTGAATCAGCATCATAGTAAGTCATCCATGATACTTTCTTGGCATCTTTTTTAATCGGCTTCCAATTCCAACCGTTCCTCCTGCACATTTCCTCCGCTTCAGGCATGGTGATTTCAAACTTTTCAATAACATCAACAGGAACTAAGCCGTTATGTGCTGGCGATGCAAATGTATTTATCGGGTCAGGCACACTCAAATACAACGGGAAATGGAATAATCTCTCTGGCTCTCCACTACCAAAGTAGGTATCATCCATATTGACTTTCAGGAATAGTTCCCCACGCTTTAACTCTTTTCTTGCCCCTCTCTTGATTTTAAGTTTTTCCAACCACAGCCAGTAATTACAGAAGTTCTCATAAGCCTCAGCCTCTTTCCTTGCCACATCTGTATCATTTCGAGGACGGACTCTTGCTTTAGGATTGTCTAAGGTAAAATGAATCACACCTGCATCTATCCATTTCCTTGCAGTAGGTGGCATACGTGTAGGATAAGTTGACGGCACACCAGCATCGAAGGCAAGCTCATAGAAATCATCTATTTCCTTCTGGTCTTCGTGAAGCTGATTATAATATTCTTCCCGTGCCTTTAGTTTATCTCTTATTTCCTGTAACGTAATTAGTTTTTTCTCTTTCGCCATTATGTCCTCACATTATGTCCTCGCAAATGTCCTCACGGGTCTCCGCCCTCCGTATGAAAGTTGCGGCATCCTTCCTGTAAATTCGCCCCTGAAGCCGAATTTATTCGCCAAATAGTAAGACAATGCCTTGCACGCATGATTGTTCTTATCTATCGGTTTTAATGTATTTTTATCCCGCATCCAAATACCGCCGTTTTCTACTGGCGGTTTGCCACCACCACATTCCGATATAAACCCCCGACACGTCGGGTCAATCTCAATCCCGGGTTGCCCGGTTACGGGATGCTGTTTTAGATGTGTTCTTAGAAGGTCAATGCCATCCTCAATGCTTACTTTCTTTGATTGTAACGAGATTTTGCCTTCATCCAACCACACTTCCACAGGAGCAGCCATTGCCTGATGCTGCTTGGCTGCTATGTCTATCGCACCACCCTGAACAGCCGACCACCAATCCCTTTTCTTACACATCAGGATAATATCTTTGGTAACTACGCCCTGAACGTATATCTCGTCTATGACTTTAAGGTGGTCTTTGTAATCCTGTATCGCCAGAACCGCATAAGCCCCTCTATAACCAGGGTCAATCGCCAACTCTACAGGCAAGTCTTTATTAAACGGACAATCCTTTACATGAATAGCGTTAGCAAATTCTGTTACAACCCTTCCTGTCTTAGGGCAGGGAACGCCACCAAATCGTTCCTGGAATCTCTCGGCAGTCATCCCTGCCTCTTGATTGAGAATCTCAGTGTCGTTCCTCCCGCCAGGGAAGACTATCGTGTTAGTCCATGTCGGTAGGGAAAAAGACTTTAATTCCAGCTTATTAGCCGACATTCCTAGCTGAAACAATTCCCTGTACCACCCAACATAATCTTCTTCCTCAAAAGTTCCAGCCATGCACAGCCAGCCTCTTTTCTCTGCTAAACGGGTCCTGGCTCTTAAAAAGACATCATAGTCAACCTGTGCAGCCTCGCAAATCAAAATCCCGTCAGGTGCTACAGTAGCGATTTTCTCAGGATACCTTGCGGATTTGGTTACAATAACAGTTCCGTCTTTTAATTTAATCTCGCCAGGGTCTATGTTTTTGGTCGGAGAACACGCTAATACATCCTCCAGTTTATACAAGTCCTCTATTATATGTTCCCATTCCCCACGACAGGCTTCATAATCGTTACCCAGCAGCCAGTAAAGAGCATTCTTCCTTTTCTTACCTAGAATATCCCAGGCCCAATGAAATAGAAGCTCTTTAGAGTTGATTTTCGACTTGCCCGCTCGCTCTCCACCTGCTATCAGTTTATGACGTGTCAAATCATCATGTATGACTTTTTGTGCTTCTGTAGGATGATAACCAACTAAGTCGAATATCTCTTTTTGAGCCACTTGATAGCTCATTTATATCCAATAGCCCTGCCTATAAAATAACCGCCAGTTAAACCTAACTGCCTCACCACACTCTCCACCTTTCTCATAAAACCTCCTTTAATTTAATTATGAGCCAGCTTCCAATCGGGTATTACAAGGCTCACCATGCCACGTATAACCAGGATTGAATGTTGTATAATTAGGATTGATTGTTGTATAATCAGGGATAGATGTCGGGGGTGAACAAGGAACATCATAATTACACGGCTCAGTTCTCTTATATTTACAGCTAATCCCGGATTCTAATGGTTCTGGTAATTTAATATCGCTCTCAAACTTCTCTACTTTTGCCTGGTATTTGCAAACATCTTTCTTTATGCAATCTTCACAGATTCCCATAACCCTCCTTTTACCAATTGACAACATGCTAAGCGTGAGGAAATAGTCCAAATGGTATATATGCACGCCAGTAGTTCAGTGGATAAGAACAGCAGCCCGCTAAGCTGTATATCGGGGGTTCAAGTCCCACCTGGCGTGCCTGGACCACTTGACAAATAACACCTTAGACCAGGGGTTACTTTTGACTCTGGCCTGTTTGTTTTTTGTCCCCGATATCGGACGTTAATTCTTTGACCGAGATAATGCAACCAGTAGGTATTAGCGTAATGTCTCGAAACTCCTTTTCGTCGTTTGCTTCGGCAGCTATCATCGTAGTTGTCTGGTCGACGGAAAGCAAA